AGATTATTGATTTTATCAAAGATATTGAAGCTTTCGCCATCTGCCCCTTCAAAGGTAAACCATCCATTTACCTTTTCTTTGATATATTTAACTGGATTTTGCCAGAATTCACCTAATCCCGCTTTTATCTTATCCCAAGTTGGAAGTTCAAATTTCCATGCATTAAACTTATCAGAGATCCATGTCTTAGGATCTTTCATGAAGCCAATTAATCCTTCACGAATAGTATCCCATGACGGAATATCAATACCCCATGTTGCAAATTTATCACTAATCCATTTTCCAGTATTAACTAACCATTCAGGTAAAACCTTTTGCATTTCTTCCCATGTAGGAATACTAATAGTCCAACCTAATAGTTTTTGTCTAAACCATTCAGCACCTTCAAGTATCCAAGAAGGGAAAAAATCTTTAATCTCTGTCCATGTTGGAAATGATATGGCCCAGGAATTAAATTTTGATTGGATATATGTTAATGGATTATCCCAAAATTCACTAAATCCAGCTTTAATCTCTGTCCATGTTGGTAATTCTAATTTCCAATTAGATACAATATTAGAGATATAATCTTTAGGATTTGTTAAAAACGCATTGAATCCAGCTTTGATTTCTGTCCAAGTTGGTAACTTTAATGCCCATTCATCAAACTTCCCTTTGAACCAAACACCAGCATTAATTATCCATTGAGGTAATTGTGCTTGAATATCTGCCCATGAAGGAATAGATAAATTCCAATCAGAGAATTTAGTACCCCACTCTAATTTGGTCCATTCAGGTCTAATAGATTCCCAAGTAGGGATAGATAAATTCCAATCAGAGAATTTAGTACTCCACCACTCTAATTTGGCCCATTCCGGTCTAATAGATTCCCATGAAGGAATAGATAAATTCCAACCAGAAAACATGGTAGTAATATAACCCTTAGGATCTTTCCAGAAAGCACTAAAGCCTTCTTTGATTTCAGTCCATGTAGGTAGTTTTAACTTCCATGCATTGAATTTTTCACCAATCCAATCACCAGCATTAGCTAACCATTGAGGTAATTTTTCTTTAATAGTATTCCAAGAAGGGATTGTTAATGCCCATGCATCGAATTTACCTTTAAACCAAACACCCGCATTTACTAACCATTGAGGTAATTCAGCCTGAATTTCTGCCCAAGTAGGGATAGACATCCTCCATTCATTGAATTTTGTTTTAATATACCCTAAAGGATCTTTCCAGAAAGCACTAAAGCCTTCTTTGATTTCAGTCCATGTAGGTAGTTTTAATGACCAACCAGAAAACATGGTAGTAATATAACCCTTAGGATCTTTTAAAAATGAATTAAAGCCTTCTTTGATTTCAGTCCATGTAGGTATTGATAAAGTCCAACCTGATAATTTCTCTTTAAACCAAGTCCCTGCTTCTATTATCCATTTAGGTAATTGTGCCTTTATAGTATCCCAAGTAGGGATAGTTATTGACCAACCAGAAAACATACCAGTCCACCACTCTAATTTGGTCCATTCAGGTCTAATAGATTCCCAAGTAGGGATATTAAAAGTCCATTCACTCCATTTAGTGCTCCACCACTCTGCTGTGGTCCATTCCGGCAAGTTCCAATTATCGAAATTAAAGAAGTCTTTAGTTGATTGCCAAGCATCTGATACCCATTTCTTTAAATCACCCCAACCATTATTAATAAAATCAAATACAAGAAGACCAGCTGCAATAATAGCCATCCAACCAAGCTTTAATGCTTTAAGTCCTTTTTTAATATTATTAAAGAACTTCATTATTTCCTTTAAACCTTTAGCTTTAATAGCACCTAATGCTTTACCGGGGGCATCCTTAATTTTAGTTGCAACTTCTCGTGCTGCCCGGGCCATATCAATCTTTTTCTGCTTTATCTCTTCAAAAGCTCTTTCTTGATGTTCTTTACGGGTATCATTAAGGGTTTTACCAATATCTTCAAGAGATGAACGCATTCCCTCAAATTTATCTTTTAAGTTATTAGCAATTTCAGCTGGTAAAGCTGCTAACATCAAAGCGTTATGTTCTTTACGGGTATCATTAAGGGTTTTACCAATATCTTCAAGAGATGAACGCATTCCCTCAAATTTATCTTTTAAGTTATTAGCAATAGCAGCTGCTAACATCTCTGGAGTTTGTCCAAAAAAGCGTTCAATTCCCTTATTTTTTATCCTTACCGGTAATGCTATTGCTTCAGCCATGTTTTTGTTTATCCATCTCTTCTTTCTGTTCTTTTAGATACTGGAGTAATAATGTAATATATACATGTCTTTCCCACGGTACCATACTCTCTATTTCATGAAGATTATAATTATGATGTTGCATCAATGAAAAATTGGTTTCGAGAAGAGTCTTCAAATCATAATCGAAACTTAGACGAAAAAATTATATAATCCTTCTAACTTAATATGATTATCATGTCCACATTGTGGACATTTCATATCAACCTCTGTATATACAGTAGGCATATTAGTTAAGAATTCTTGGATTTTAACGAAGGCATTTTCACCTAAACCTTCTAAAAATTCCATTTTCTCTTTTAACTTATAATCATCCGCCTTATAAATTGTTTCCCCTTCATAAATTGTAACAATCAATTGCGCAATTAATTCAAACATCTTAGTAAAATCTGAAGATGATTCAATTAGATTATTCATCTTAGCCATAGTTGGATAAGACAATTCCATCCCAATAGTATCTGTAACCTCGATAATATTAGCCTTTTTATCTAACTTATCAATTCGAACAGAATCTAAATTAATATCAATCTCTAATTCAAAATCACATTCTTCGCAATTTCTCTTAGCATGAATTACATCAGATATTGATTTCTTCCTAAGTTGGATAAAGATATACTCAATATCAAAGTAAGGAAGATTATCAATATTATTAACTTTACCAAACGTACAATTAGTAATTATTTGTTTGATAGCATCTACCATCGATTCCTGATCTTCAGATTCTAATGCTAATAGTAGAATCTTTTCTTCCTTTACAGTAAACGCTCTATATTTAATACGTTTTCCTGAAGAAGGAATATTCAGATTAAAAGTTGGCTGATCAATAACAGGTAAACTCATTTCATTTTCTCCAATTATATAATTATATAGTATTTTTATTTATACACTAGTTAACTCAATTTCTTTTGTTGGTTAAGACAAACTAATATCATTTGTGGTCCATGTTCTAAATGTAAAGTTCACGGTGAATGTCATAATAGCACCTTGAGCTGAGTACATTAATGGACTAATGGCATTAGGATACAATTCATTAAATTGAAATTCCCTTGTAGCCATTAGTTGACGATCTAATTGATGGACACTACAATTACTAATATAGTTATCATAATACTCCAATACATCTAATCCAGGAAGAACTGATTGTAACCAATTCTCAAATAACATATAGATATTCAGATCTGGGCTATCATAGAACTCAACCTGCATATCGGATGAATATCCAGTATCAATACCAATCTTCCTGGTGAATCCCTCAGTATTTCTATCCCATTGGGTAACATTCATACCAGAGAATGACATAGATTTAACAAATACTTCAATATCATCTAATAATGGTTTATGATCATCTGACCACGCTAAAGTATTTGGGAGATTATTTAATTTCCATAAGAAAAGATTGGTTCGACCAATATCATTTTTTAATAGATTAGCCTTATAATCATCTATAGTAGATACGGGAGCGGAAGCATGTTCTTTTATACTTACTGCTCTATTATATACATTACCCATTTATGCGCTCCTTTGCAATATTAAAATAATCTTGATCTAATTCTATTCCAATAAATGAGCGCTTGAGGTTTTTAGCTGCAACGCCAGTTGAGCCGCTACCCATAGTAAAATCTAAAACTGCTTCGCCTTCGTTGGTGTAGGTTTTAATTAAGTATTCCATCAAAGCAACTGGTTTTTGGGTTGGGTGGACAGATTTAACAGAAGATCCTGCATTGCTTTTAACTATTATTGTCTTGGGATACCACTTGTCATATACCTTCTCTTTTAAAACAGATTTCTTGCCGCCCATTATGTCAGTTCGCCCATATTCCCTTGTTTTTCTTACTTCTATTTTGTCTGTAGGGCGATCAACCATTTGAGGGTTATATGTCGGTGCTTTTTTATAAAACACGGCAATGTCTTCGTGTTGTGCCATTGGTCGTTTTTTTGCAACAAGATGACCTCTTGCTGTCACCTTATCCCACACCCAACAATACTTAAACATCTTCATGTTTGATGCAATCAGCGTAGTCGTAAACGGCTGGCTTGCCGTCATGACAATAGCCCCTCTCGGCTTAATAACCCGCTTCAACTGCTCCCACATCGGTTCAAGCGGAATGATGCTATCCCACTTGCAAGAAGTCGTTCCATAAGGTGGATCAGTCAAAACCATATCAACCGAACCGCTTTCTATTTCTTTCATTCTTTCCAGGCAATCGCCTTGCATTAAATTAAGCATTCTCTATGCGCTCCAAACTTGTTTCTGACTAGCACCTTGGAAAGATGCTGTAGGAAGATATATTGTATTCTCCCATTCAGTTGGTGAAATCTCAAGGATCTTTGTTTTAACATGTGAATATAGATAATGGTGAACAGTCTTTTCAATCATTGGTATCTTTTTTACTTTACCCCAGTCAATATCGAATAAATCCTTTTCTGTTAATAGATCTGGATCTTTCTTTCCAGTATACTTTAACATGGCTGTGAAGAACCTGTCTCGATCTGCAGGAGATAGATAATGTACATTTAATCCTAAGAATCCTTGTTTTGCTGGACCAAGAAGAATAATAAGGGGATGCTTATCCCAATATGGTAGAGTTTGTTTGTGTTTTGCATCATACACAAATGTATACATTCCACCAACTTTTGGTTTAGATACTACTCTATATTTGTCTAAACTCTTTTCAATAGTATCCTTAAACCATTGAATAGAACCTTTAGCCTTTCCTTTCTTGGAAGCACTTTTTCTAGTTTTGGCAGATGATCTTACCCGGGATAAACCAGATGATTTTTTGGTAAGTTCAGCAGCAACTGCTCTTTTAGCCATCTGGCCAGTTTTACCAGATTTGGTTACCTTACCCCATTGAGCACCTAACCAACGGTACTTTTGTCCATCAGCTGTAGTAGAGATTGTGCCTTTTTTAATCTTAGCCATATTATATATTTATCCGCGCTTCAATGTTTTCTCGGTAAGGATAACGAACTGCCATCCCTTCTTCTTACAATACTTCATAGCAGCCTCCCATTTAGCCTTATTAACAAGGAATGTTGTTACTTCATTAGCATATCTTCTAGTCTTTCGACCAGATTTAGGAGGTTTTGGTGGTTGAGTTTGAGCAAGAGGTTTAATCTCAGCTAAAAATACTGTTCCATTCCTCTTTTTTAACCAGAGATCAACAAAATATCGATGCATTCGTCCATCAACTGGTGATCGGTATGGGATAATAACTTCTTCTGAATTCCATTCCACTATATCAGATGATCTATCTAACCACTCAAAGGCTGTACGCTCCCATGAAGAGCGATAAATAATATTATGGGAGTCCCCACGATATTTCTTCTCGTTAAGAGGACGCCATTGACCTTGAATAAATTTTGTCATGTAGGATAAATATAATATAGAATCATTAATATTTATAGGAACTCATATGGCAATAGTTTCAAAATCAGATATCTCAATGAAGGCTGAAGCATTTAATGAAGGCGCATCTGATGAGGGCACAGGATTTTTTCAATATAATTATCCATATTCAAGAGAAGATGGAATGAATCATTATGTAAATTTTAGATTCATTGAATTATATGAGCAAAAGGCAAGTGCTAGACATAATCCAGAGACCGCCGAAGCAACTAATGCTAAAAAAGGTAGAAAAACATTAGGTTCTATTACTATGTATCAACCCGGTGGTATTGGGGTATCATATGCCCAGAATTGGGATAAAACTGATGGCATGCTAGCCACTTATGGTTCAGCCGCTAATAAATTAACTGCTACTGGTACAGGTATTGATATGGCATCAACTGCATTAGCTCAAGCAGGTGTTGGTATTGCTAGAGGATTATATACTGCTAATATGGCAGCTGAAACTGGAATTGCAATTAATCCATTTCTTGGGGTTAGTTATATTTCACCAGATTTAAGATCACAAAGCTTCACATTCAATTTCACTCCTAGAAATGAAGCAGAAGCTTTCGAAGTAATGAATATCATTCACTCATTCAAATATTATACCCATCCTCAATATGCGAATGCTATTTCTAATATTACTCAACGCATATTTGGATCAAATAAAGATGAAGGGGCAACAACTAAAGGGGTAAGTAAGAAGGATGCAGGTCTGCTCAAGGATCTTGGCAGTGACGTTTCGGGAACAGCTGGAAAACTTAAAGCTATTGGTGATAAGTTTGCTTTGAAAGCCCCAGCAATATTTGATATTAACTTTATTGATGCCTCTGGTGGAGTAAATGAGAATCTATATAAATTTGGTCCTGCAGTATGTACAGATGTATCATGCAATTATTCCCCAGCAGGTGTCTGGCGATCATTTAAAAATGGTGTACCTACTCAAGTAGATCTTTCGTTATCGTTCCAGGAAATGGAAATCCTCACGAAAGATAAGATTGATGGAGGCTTCTAATGAGTAAGAATCTATTCAAAGTACATCCCGCTATTATATATGATGATAGAAAGATCAGAGATATATTTAGGAGAGCTCGGGTAGATCTACAAGATCAATTGTCCTATATGTATAAGCGTATTTTAACTGATCATGATACCCCTGAGTTATTAGCATATGATATTTATGGAGATGTTAATAAGCATTGGGTGATTCTTTTATTTAATAATGTTATTGATCCTCATTTCGATTGGTTATTGGGTGAGAATGAGGTTACTCGATTAGCTGAAGAGAAGTATGGCATATCTAATTTAGATAATATTCACCATTATATAAATGATCAAGATGAGCCTGTATGGGATGATAGAGCTGATGATCCAGTAACTAATAATTTAACGGCTGTGACAAATCTTCAACATGAAGTTAATGAGAATGAGAAAAAGCGAGAGGTTTATATTTTAGATCCAGGATATGTTGATGAATTTATTGAGCGATATGAGGCTACAATTGCATGAGTGATAGGCCAGAAAAATCCTATACGTTAAAGACTTTATCAATTATTAATGCTTGGGGTGATCCAACAGATATTTCAGCATTAATACAGAGTATTACTATTAAAGAGAGTATCTTTACTACGGGTACTCGTGGTGTTATTTCTATGATGGATGATGTTGGATTAATTGAAATGCTTCCATTATTTGGGGAAGAGCAATTAGAGATTGAATTCAATACAACATTTCTAAAAGAGGATAATCCAAAGTATAAGAAAACGTTTAATATTTACCGAATCGATCAAGGTAAACAGCATCGTGGTAAATCTCGTACATATAATATTCATTTCATCTCTCCAGAAGTAGAGATTAATTATAATACAAAATTTAGCAAATCATATAAAGAGAAAACCTCTGATGAAATTGCTAAGGATATATGGACAAATATATCCGATTCTGAATTGGAAACTGAGGAATGTATATCATCCCCAAGATTAATTGTACCTTATTGGAATCCATTTAAGGCTATTCAATGGCTAAATGAGAATAGTGTTGGTACATATAATGACTATAATGATTTTGTATTATATGAAGATAGGGATGGTTGGAAGTGGAAAACTATTCGTTCTTTAATGAAGGGAGCGATTAATCAAACCCTAAACTACATTGCTTATCGTCAGAATTCTGATGTAACAACGAAAAACATTATTGAGGATATTAGATATCCCCGTTTATTTGATACAGTACAATCAACTAAAGATGGCTATTATGGTCAACAGAGAATGACATATTCTCTTATTGATAAGAAAACAGATATTGAACATACTCTATTAGATAATAGTAAGTATTGGAATCTTCCACATTTACCTGAAACAAGTAAACCAAAAGTCAATTCTAGAGGAATGGCGTGGGATCAGGAATTTAATGATGTAACTGGAACTGGAAATCTAATCTTTGGTGATAATGAAACATATAATAAATTATCTAATGCCATAGCTGATTATAGCTTTATTGGTAATGATTATGAAACTATCTATCAAGGTAAACATCAAAATAGATTAATAAGAAAACAATTACTTGCGGCTATAACTAATAATACAACAATTGTGACTGTTCCGGGTAATACAGCACAATTCGTGGGATCTGTAGTGGATTTGAATCTTCCTTCTATGCGTGATACAGAACATGATAAAGCAATGGAAAGAGATATATTAAACGCTGGTAAACATCTTGTTACTGGTATTACCCATACTCTTATTAATGATAATTATACTGTTGATTTGGAGATTCGCTCTGATTCTACATTAACTAATTTTAATATAAGGTAATATATTATGTTTCAAGGAATGGATGGATTTATTTGGTTTTGGGGTGTTGTAGAGGATCGTAATGATCCATCTATGCTTGGCCGTATTAAGGTACGGATCCATGCATTACATACTGAGACTAAAGCAGATATCCCTACAGATAATCTGATGTGGTCATATCCCCTTATGCCAATTACCTCCGCTTCAATGAATGGTATTGGTCAAACACCATTAGGGGTTGTCGAAGGATCTTGGGTAATGGGATTCTTTAGAGATGGTAATAATTGTCAAGATCCTGTTATTATGGGAACGACTGGAGGTATTCCTAGAGAGGTTGCTAAGGAGAATATGGGATTTAATGATCCCAATATGAAGTATCCTAAGGAAGAGTATATATCTGAACCAGATCTAAATAGATTAGCTCGTGGAGAGCAATCCAAAGAAGGTCCAGGTATAGAATGGATAGATCCTAAAGATCAGGTTCCATATGAAACTAAAATACCAGAGACTATTGTTAAGACTAAGAGAGATGTTCGTTTAGAAGATAAGGATATTCCAATTGGAATAGGTAGAGATGGAGATAATGGTGAAGGAAAATGGACTGAACCAGAAATTCCATATGCTGCTAAATATCCATATAATCATGTAAGGGAATCAGAATGTGGTCATATAGAAGAGTGGGACGATACGGAGGGAGCGGAGCGATTACACCAGTATCATATGTCCGGGACATGGAAAGAGATTCATCCAGACGGGACAACAGTCGAAAAGATTGTGAAAGACCGGTACGAAATTGTTTACGGCAACAAGTCGATTCACGTAAAGGGAGATGTGACTATTACTGTTGATGGTAATGTTAATCTCTATACGAAAGGCGCATTAAACGAGCAAATTGATGGTAATTATCATAGGCATATTAAGGGAGACTTTATTGAGCAGGTAGACGGAAAAGTCGATCGTAACATTGGTGGTACATTCGATCAAGTATCGGGTGGTAATAATACTACCATAGCACCAAGGATAGACATGAACCCATGACAGATTTTGCATCAATAATTGAAGGAGGATTTTCCAATATTGTCGATAATGCCGACAAGTTTATGGAATATCCTGGGCAAAGTAAACTTAATTCTGTTAAAGAGTTAGGGCAAGGATTCTCTGCTGCTGATTCTTTAGGGTATAATGATATTAATGATTTAGATTTATCTGAATTCTCTGGCTCAGATCAAACATATATTAGAGATACTTTATCTGGGATGGATACATTATCCACTAATACAACTACCTGCTCTGATATTGTTCAAGGATTTGTTGACTCAGCCGTTAATGGTTTTATGAATGCTGCTAGTATTTTAGATTCTTATAAGAGTCAAAATGGTATTACAGAATGTACATATGGATTAGAAACTTTATTATCATCTGAACCTCTTTTAGATGATTACTTAGGTAAAACTGATACATCACAATTAACTCCTGCATATAATAGATTGAAGGGTGGGATCAATTTAAGAGATATAGCCATTCTAGATTCTATTATGACAGCAATGGATGGAATGTGCGAAATATTAAAGAATGCATTTTTGGCTTTAGTTAATCTCGGGGTAGCTATTTTAGAGAAAGCAGTATCTTGGTTATCTAATTTTGGTTTACTTGGACGATTAACTAGTGATCCTTGTGTAACTGCATTAATGCCGGATGAAGCTTCAGAATATATTGATGATATTAGTAACAATATTAAAGGAATTGAAACTCCCGTTGTTGAGGATTTATTAACTCCACCCTCTAGTTTAATATCAGATGTGGTTACTACACCAGCATCTGTACCATTAACACCATCTTGGATTAATTCAAGTGTGGTATTAAATGAAGTAAAGACTAGTAGTGATAGGGGATTATATAGTACTATATCAAATAAAATTGATAGATTTGTCCCTTCTACAGCGGAAACAATAGCATCTACATATCAATCTATTGAAATGGCTGGATCACCAATAGCATCTGTTCCTGATGTTACTATTACTCGTACATCATTATCTTATAATGAAAGTACTGGGAGGTGGGAATAATGCCTGGGGCAGTAAGATTATCTGATTCTTGTACCGGGCATGGTTGTTTCCCATCACGGGTTAATGATACCGCATCAGGTAACGTATTTGCTAATTCTAGAGGGGCTCATAGGGTAGGAGATCATTGGGTAACACATTGTTGTCCTCCTCCTTGTCATGATTCTTCTCAGGCAAGCGGTAGTCCGAATGTATTTGTTAATGGAAGAGCATGGGCAAGAATCGGAGATGCTGTAGCTTGTGGATCTAGTAATGCAACTGGATCTGGAAATGTTATTATAAATGGGTGATTAAGCAATTCGTTAATAAATGGATAAATAGATAATATGGAAAGTCTTAATAAAACTAGAGCGTGGTCAGATGTTGATAGTGATTTCACTCGTCATCCATATACGTCTGACGTTGGCAAGTTTTTTAATGAAGAAGCTGTTAAACAGGCTTTCATGAACTTATTAGAAACAAAGAACGGAGAGAGACCGTTTCAACCCTGGATTGGATCCGGTATTCATGAGCTATTATTTGAGAATATGGATGAATCAACATCATTAATGATTCAATATAAGATTGAAGATGTTATAAATAATCATGAACCACGGATGATTTTACACAGTGTAACAGCAGTACCTAATTATGATAATAATGCATATGATGTTACTGTTGGATTTTCAGTAGTAAATCAACCCGAACCTTTAGAAATATCACTACAATTGGAGAGAGTGCGATAATATGGCAACCAAAACCGTACAAGACCTAGCATTGGAGGGAACTCCTGCAGGCACAGATCATCTGATCATTGATGACGGCACAACTACACGTAAGGCCACGGTGTCTAGTGTTGTTAATGCTGGCGTTGATTTAAGCAGTGTGGCAGAGAATATTGTCCCCGATACGGATAATGTAAGATCACTTGGAACAGCGGCAAAAACATGGAAAGATGTTTTCGTAGGTCCAGGCTCACTATATGTAAACGGACAAAAGGTATTAGAAGATGATGCTGGTACAATTGTTGTTTCCGCGGATGCAAACCAAAACCTAGATATTAGAACTACAGGTACTGGTGATATCGGACTTACAACTGCCGTTGGTGGTAAAGTTGAAGTTGGTGGAACATTAGAGATTGCGGCAGGTAAGAATATTACTTCATCTGATGGTAATGCTATTTCATTTACTAATGGTCTTGATATGAATGGTGAGGCAATCACTAGTTTAGCCGCAGGCTCAATTGATGCTGCTACTTTATCTGGTACATTAGATTTATCTGGTAAGACAGTAACACTTCCTGCTAATGCTGTTACACCTCATGCATCTGTTACTTCTGTTAATGGCCAAACAGGCGCTGTTACAATCGATGTAGTGCCAGCTGATGGTTCTATTACTTCAGCTAAGATTGCAAATAATGCTATTAATGCTAGTAAAATTGCTGATGGCACTATTGGTACTGCGGAATTAGGTGCTGGGATTGTAGGCACTACAGAGATTGCTAATAGTGCTGTAACAGACGCTAAAATTTCTGGTATGAGTTCTTCTAAATTATCGGGTGCTTTACCTGCTATTGATGGTAGTGCTTTGACTGATATTGATGCTGCTACAGTATCAACTACAGCTCCTACTTCACCTTCAACTGGTGATATGTGGTTTGATTCTACTACTGGTACTAATGCGATGAAAGTATGGAATGGCTCTAACTGGGATCAGATGAGTAATAAGTTCTCTGCTACTGGTGGTACTGAGTCTACTTATTCATCAGGTGGTGTTAACTATAGAGTTCACACGTTTACTTCGTCAGGTACGTTTACTGCTGAAGGTGCAGGAGCTGTTGACTACTTAGTTGTTGCTGGCGGTGGTGGTGGTGGTGCAGGTAATCGAGGAGGTGGCGCCGGTGCAGGTGGCTATAGG